TTGCCCATGGCCAGAGAAATCCCAACACCACCTGATACTCTTGGTGAGACAGGAATTAATCTTTGGAATCGTGCTTGGGGTATGGCTGTTACTTGGCTTAGTCCTGTTAGTGATATTGATGCAATTTCTAATGCTGCATTTTTGGCTGATGCTTCAGAGGCAGCAAGAAATAAATATATGGCTACCCTTGAGAGCAACGATGGTAGAGCCTTTGTCGCAATTAATAAAGCATACACTGATGCGTTAGCATCTCTTGGCTTTGATCCTATTGCGAGATCACGCTTAGGCGTTGCAGAGGTCAAGGCTGCAACCTCTATTGACAAACTTTTGGAAAGAAGGCACAACAGAGCCAATGCTGCTACAATTATTGTAGAGGCTGAATCTGAATTGATAGAAACAGGGGATGAAGTAATAAATGAAACAAATAGCAATTAACGATATAGGAACGGCAGAGGATTTTATGGCTGCCATAGATGCATCCATGAAGACCTTTAAGATCAAGGAGCCAGTATCTGGCACAGTTGTTCAAATTGGTCGTGATGGTGCACTTGTGGATATTGGCGATAAGACAGAAGCCTTTATCCCAAAGACTGAAATATCAAATCGTAAGGATGCCTATATCTATGATGTGCTCCAACTTGGGCAGGTAGTAGAAGCAATAGTCCTAAATAAGAATGAAGAAGGACAGTACATACTATCCCTAAAACAGAATGAAGTAGAATCCATGTGGGAAGATCTTCAAAAGAGTTTTGAAATGTCTTACCCTATTATGGGCAAGGTTGTTAAAATGGTCAAAGGTGGCCTAATTGTTGATATTGGAATTAAGGCCTTTTTGCCTGGTTCTCTAATTGATGTAAATAGAGTTACAGACTTTGAATCATATATTGGACATGAGGCTGAATTCTTAATTCACTCAATTGATAGAGCAAAAGGAAGTATCGTTCTTAATCGCCGTTCACTTATTGAGCAAATGCAAAAGGAAGATAAGCAAATTGAATTTGCTAAATTAGCCATAGGCCAAGTACATAAGGCTAAGGTTTCAGGAATAACTGACTATGGTGTGTTTGTTGAAATGGGAATGCTTGCAGGTCTTGTTCATAAGTCCAAGATGGGCCAATCATTACCTGAGTCCTATACTATGGACCAGGAAGTAGAAGTTGAAATTATAGATATTGACTTTGAAAAGAACAGGCTTTCGTTAGCATTTAGAGGTTAGCATGACTTGGCCTCCAACATATTTATCGCCTGTTTCAGAAACTGAGTTGTCTAACTCTCGTGGTCATGAGGTTATAGACTTTATTGAGACTCTATGCCATTTAACTGAAGACTCTATCGCTGGTAAGACTGGCGAGAAGTTTATTCTTAGACCCTGGCAAAAAGAACTTCTTGTAAATCTTTATGCTGAAAGAGAAGATGGGTTGCTCAAGCACCGTCGTGCTTTGATTGGCGTTCCACGCAAGAATGGAAAGTCAGCCCTAATTGCTTCTCTTGTTTTAGAGCAAATTGTTTTAGGCGTTAATGGTGGTCAGATTTATTCTGCTGCTGCTGATAAAGAACAGGCTCGTATCATTTTCAAAACGGTAAAGAAGATGATTGAACTTGAACCAGAGTTAAAAGATATCTTAGAAGTATACCAAAACACTATCTATAACCCTTTAACTGGTTCTGTTTATAGAGCATTATCATCTGAATCTTTTACAAAAGAAGGTTTAAACTCTACTTTTATTGTTATAGATGAGTTACATGCACAGCAAAATAGAGAACTTTACGATGTTTTATCACTATCTATGGGTGCAAGATTAGAGCCAATGCTGGTTGCAATCACTACAGCAGGCACTAAATATGACTCTGCAGGTAAGGATTCTATCTGTTATCAGATGTACAACAGAGGAATTCAGATAGCAAAAGGCGAGATTGAAGACCCTTCTTTCTTCTTTGCCTGGTATCAGGGTGATGAAAAACTCAATTACAAGGATCCTGAGAACTGGTATTTAGCAAATCCTTCAATGGGAGATATCGTATCTGAAGAGGATATGCTTTCCGCATCATTGCTTACACCTGAATCAGAATTTAAAACTAAGAGACTAAACATCTGGACCTCTACTGGTCAATCATGGATTCCGTCAGACGCTTGGGATGCACTGCTACTTAAGGATAGAGAAATCATTCCTGGAGAAGATGTTATCTTGGCCTTTGATGGTGCTTTTTCAAACGACTCTACTGCTATAATTGCCTGGTACTTAGGTGGAGAAAAGCCACACTTAAAGATAGTAGGCTTATGGGAACTACCAGAGGTAGACCCAGATCCACTTTGGTCAGTGCCAATTGCAGAGGTTGAGAAGACTATTGTTGATACTTATAGAGATCCAAATATAAGCGTCAGAGAAGTTACTTTTGATCCTGCTCGTTGGTCAAGAACATTTATGTTACTTGATGAGGAAGGTATGCCTGTCATATCTTATCCTAACTCAGCAGAGCGTATGGTTCCAGCCACACAGAAATTTTACGAGGCAGTTATGAATCAATCATTTACACATGATGGTGATGAAAGACTTGCCAGACATATATCTAACACAGTTACCAAGACTTCTTCAAGAGGTCTAATGGTAGCAAAGGCTACAAATAAGCGTAAGATTGACGCTGCTGTAGCAGCAATATTTGGCTATGATCGTGCAACAGCACCAAAGCCACCTAAACAACCTGTAGCAAGGTTTCATTCAATATAGGAGCATAATGAAAAAACTAAAGATAGACTGGCCAGTAATAACAGAAGTGACTGGTGTAGGTCTTGCAACATATGGACTTTTCCTAATCTTTCCACCAGTTAGTTTTATAGCATTAGGCTTATTTTTAGTTTATATTACGGAAAAGGAGTAATCGTGGCAATCGCAGGCATATACAACTTTACTCTTGATCAAGGCTCTACATGGACACTACAAATAGTTTACAATAATCCTTCTGGAACACCAATCAACTTGACTGGCTACACAGCAGAGATGCAGATTCGTCGTAAGTTTGATTCTGAGAACCCTGTATTGACTCTATCAACTTCAAACGGTGGCATTACAATTGTGCCATTGACAGGAACATTAAATTTAATAGCAACAGACGAGCAAGCAGATATTGATCCAGGTCTTTATGTTTATGACTTAGAATTAAATATTGGTGGAGTTAGAACTCGTTTAATTCAAGGAACAGTCACAGTTAGTGGAGAGGTTACAAGATAATGACTTCAATTTCAAATCAAGTAGTAGTCAATGAAACAAACAACATTGTAACCGTCACTGCACCTGGCCCACAAGGTGGTACTGGCCCTGCTGGTGCCACAGGAGCAACTGGAGCCACAGGCTCAACTGGTCCTCAAGGAGTCACAGGAGATGTAGGTCCTACTGGAGTTACTGGAGACACAGGCTCTACTGGACCAACAGGCCCTCAAGGTGTTACTGGCGATACTGGACCAACTGGTCCACAAGGCGTAACTGGAAACACAGGATCAACTGGACCTACAGGAAGTACAGGAAGTACAGGGCCTGCAGGAGCAACAGGTGTTACAGGTGTTACAGGACCCATTGGAGCGACTGGTGTTACTGGCCCTCAAGGTGTTACAGGTGATGTAGGACCTACTGGAGTTACAGGAGCAGTTGGAGCAACAGGATCAACTGGACCCGTTGGTGTAACTGGAGATACAGGTGCCACAGGAGCCACTGGCTCTACAGGTCCAATTGGTGTAACTGGGGCTACTGGACCTACTGGTGTCACAGGTGCGACGGGACCAACAGGAGCAGATGGTGGATCATCTAACTACTATGACTACCAAGCAGACACTTCAACAACAACTGGAGATCCTGGTAATGGACATATTATTTGGAACAATGCAACACAAGTTTCTGCAACACAAATCAATATTAGCCATATAAATCAAGATGGTGCTGATATTGATATCTTCTTGGCATTACTCAAGACAAACGATATTATAGTTTTGCAAGACAAGAGTCTTTCTGGTAATTATCAGAAGTGGACTGTTTCTGCAACACCAACTGCACAAGTAAATTATTGGGAAGTTCCAGTAACTTTGATTACATCAGCAGGAACTGGTACTACTAACTTTGCAAATAATCATCAGTTGATTCTTGCAATAACAGCAGCAGGAGTTGTTGGACCAACTGGCCCAACTGGTGCTACAGGAGCCACAGGCCCTCAAGGAGTAACTGGCGATACTGGTCCTACAGGAGCAACAGGAAGTACTGGTCCAATTGGCGCAACAGGGGCTACTGGTCCTCAAGGCGTAACTGGTGATGTTGGTGCAACTGGTGTTACAGGTCCCGTTGGTGCCACAGGTGCTACTGGGCCACAAGGCGTAACTGGAGATACTGGGCCTACTGGCGTTACTGGTGTGACTGGAGATACTGGCCCAACTGGTCCTACAGGTGTCACTGGTGATGTTGGAGCGACAGGTGCAACTGGAGCAACTGGTGTTACTGGTGCTACAGGCCCAGATTTTGCGGGATACGATAGAGTAATTTATGTATCACAAACAGATGGAAGCGATTCAACTGGAAACGGTGATCTAACAAAGCCAGTAGCAACACTTACATATGCATTATCACTTGTAACTTCTACAAAAAATACAGTTATAGTTTATCCAGGTACATATACAGAAAGCGTTACTCTACCATCATTTAATGGAATTAATATATCTGGAGTTACTTTTGAAAATGTTGCAAATAGTCAAGTTTATATTCAAGGAACAATAACTATACCAACTGCTGCAACATTTGCAGTCCTAAATTCATTAATTATTGATACTGTTGATGTTACAGGAACTGCTAATGTCTGGATGAACAATTGTAGTGTTCAACTTGCAACTAATAAATCCTCAAGTGGTTTCTTATTTGTTAAGGGTGCAAGAAATAATACTGCTTCTACAATATCAGTCACAGGTTCTGGACAAACTCGTTTTGATGAGTGTGCTTTTGTAGGTATTCCTACAATTAACAATGCTGCTTCTATAGTTACTTTTAGAAACTGTGCAAGCATTGGCACTGTTATTAATACAACTGGTAACTTATTCCTTGTTGATTCTTCAGTATTTTCTGCTGCTACATATCCAGTTTCTTCTGCTGGTGGACAACTTGCAATGTTTAATACTCAAGCATTTAATGCAATAGGAACTGTAACACAGCCAATTTCAGTATCTGGTGGAACATATTCAATAATTAACTGTCCAATTAACTTTGATACTTCTGTATTTACTGGTGCAACTAATTTAAATATACCTACAACATTTGGTGCTATTAGATCAACTGGTCAATTAACTGCTAATCTTGGCACCACTGGTGGAGGAATTTTCTTAAGCAAGGGATTAAATCCAAACTTAGCAGCAAATCTTGCTCTTGGATCCTTTACTACACTTAATTCTACTACAACTGGACAAGGAAACATTGCAATTGGAAATGGTGCACTTGCAGCCAATACCACAGGTAATACAAATCTTGCTATTGGTGAAGAGGCACTTCTTTCCAATACTACAATAAATAACACTGTTGCAATTGGTTATAGAGCATTAAGAGCACAAACAACTGGTTCTGGAAATATTGCCATTGGTCCAAATGCTTTGCGTCTTACAACATCAGGTACAAATATGGTTGCCTTTGGTGCTAATGCTTTAGAAAATCTTGTAACTGGTTCTGGAAATATTGCAATTGGAGCAAATGCACTTTTAAACTTTGATGGTGGCAATGGTAATACAGCAATTGGTAACTCTGGTCAGGTATCAAACTTTAGTGGAGCATTTAACACCAGCGTTGGTGGTGGAGCACTAATTAATATTATTGCTGGTACAGGAAATACTGGAATTGCACAAGGAGCATTACAACAACTTACAGATACAATAGCATCAACTGGAGCAATTACTGGTGGTAGTGGCTATACTGACGGTACTTATACAAATGTTCAGTTAACACCTAATCACTCTATTTCTCTTCCTCCAGGAAACCTTACTGCAGATCTTACAGTATCAGGTGGAGTAGTAACAGCATGTACTATTGTTCTTGGCAGAGGTGTTAGAAATGGAGCAAATCTTACAATTCTTGCTTCTGCTGCACCTGCAGGACTATTAACTGGTGCAGGATTTAGCATTCCTGTAACAGCAGTTAATGTTTCTTCGTTTAATACTGCAGTAGGAAGAAACGCAGGAAGAAATGGGTTCCAATCAAGCCAAAGTACTTATATTGGATTTGAAGCAGGATCAAATGCTGCAGGACAGAGACAAGTATTTATTGGTCACCAAGCAGGGCAAAATGAAACTAACTCTGACAGACTGTACATCTCTAATACAAATACTGCAACTCCTTTGATATTTGGTGTATTTGATCCAGCAGGTGGATTTACTGGAAGAGCAAGAATTAACGGCTCTTTGGAATTAACTTCACAGCCTCCTGCATCTGCATCTGCAACAGGAATTCAAGGAACAATTACTTGGGATGCAGATTATATCTATATATGCACTGCTACAAATACCTGGAAGCGAGTAGGCATAGCAACATGGTAAAATTAACTAAGGGAAAAGGGTAATTAAATGAGTCTATCTAAAAGACTAAGAGCATCTGGTGAAGCCAGAGATATGAATAGTCAGTACATACTTCCATTGATTCCACCTCGTCCTTTGTTTGGTGTAGCCAATACAGGTACCTATGTTGACACAGAGTCTGCTATTCGTACATCTACCGTTTATTCATGCGTAAGATTGCTTGGAGATACTATTGCTTCATTGCCAATGGGTGCATATGTACGCAGAGGGCGTAATCGTCTTTCATATGCATCAGTTTATGGCTATACTCCAGAATGGGTAAACAAGCCAAATCCAGAAACAACAAGATTAGAATTTATTGAGCAAGTAATTACTTCTCTACACCTACATGGTAATGCATTTATTTTGACAGTACGAGATGATAATGATGAAGTAACAGAACTATATGTATTAAACCCAAATGAGATTAGAATTGAAAGACTTGCTCCAGGTGAGCCACTTATTTACAGAGTCAAGGATACAGAAAAAGGTATCTTTGATAAGATTTTAACAAGCAAAGAACTTCTACATATTCCTCTATTTAGAATGCCAGGATCATATTATGGCTTAAGCCCAATTGGTGCTTGCCGTATGTCTGTTGGTATTGCACAAGCATCTGACACATATGCTGCTTCATATTTTGGTAACGCATCAAATCCTGGTGGAGTTATTGAAGTTGCAGGAGAATTAAACGCAGAACAAGCAGGAGATATTGCTCGTAACTGGCAAGAATCACATGCTGGACCATACATGTCTGGTA